AATTGATACTGAAACTGATATTGATTACACAAAAGGAATAGAGGGTTTTCCAACTGTTACAAATACAAAATATGAAGCAATTAGATTCCTTACATTAGAAAAACCGGATTTCTTTTCTGATACTTCTGTTAATCCCACGGTTGCCGCAACATCTGATTATGCGACAGGCGGTAGTAAAACGGTGACTTTAGTATCCAATTCTAATTTTAAGAACGGAAGTTCAAGCGCAGGAGGATATATTTTTGACAGTGGAGATAAGGTATATGCTCAAGATGGTTCATATATTGGAACATTAAATGGAAAAACAGGGAGTTCTGTTACATTTGTTGATGAACCAAATCTTGTTGATGGCAAAAGATACTGTTCAGCAAATGACAATCAGGATGGAATTTTGTATAAGATGAGATTTGCAAATGGTGGTTCTTCTTGGATTAGCACAGCAGGTCTTAGTGGAAAAGGTGGAGAAACGGCAAGTTCCGCTGTTGGCTCATTAGGTAATTTACCTTCTAGTGAATCTCTTTACAAAAATTTCTACAATATTAAAAAATTAGTACAAACACAAGGTTTGGTTGCAAATGGTGAATATCCAAATAGAAAGGCATCTTCTGCGTTTTATGCAAATGATGCAATTCTTAATCAAATCAGTTATTTTGGTGTTAATCCTTTATCGAAGAATAGTGCAGGAATTCAATTCCCACCACTATTTGGAACAGTACGAGATAATTCTAGCGGCGTAGTTTTTGCGGCCACATATGCAGTTGGTGCAAATACGGCAATTACAGTTAAGACAGTTGATGCCACTACAAAATTTAAGGTAGGAGATGAAATTTACAGTAGTGAAGGATTTGTTGGCGTTCTTTCAGCAGTTGCCTCTACTACACTTACACTTACGGCTAAGAATGCTTGTGAAATTTTAACTGATGGGGCGGTTTACCTTGGTTACAAATCTATGTTGGCAAGAACGCATATTTTCTTTGATGCATTAGAAGAACAAAAAGGAATTAGTGGTTCAAGAGTTATCAATAGTATTAATCCTGATTTAAATGATTCTGCAAACTTAGGAGTTGCGGCTATCTCTATGTCATCAGGACATAATGAATCTCAAGGGGTTAAACCGGGAGGAAGTTCATCTCCATTTAGTTTTGGCATTACAACGGGCAGTAGTGGTGGTAGTGGGTTTGCGGCTACATACAAATTGACAAATGCTAAATCAGAAATTGAATTTAATGATGCAGGAGTATCTACATTAGATGGTGAATTAACTTTCAACTATTGTTCAAATGATGGCACTAAACCATATATTGATATTCACGAAATTGATTTAACACAATCAGACCCATACAAATACACTAACAGATGTTATTTTGATAGTCCTAGTTTTTCACGGGCCTTATTCCATTCTTCAGGTAGTATAAGAAGTGGTGATGCTACTGTTTTCACAACAGGCGGTTTGCCCATTTATGTTGGAATGACTGTTACTTGTGCAGTTTCAGGATTTCCAGCAGGGGCTACCGTTGCATCAATTACCGCAGGAACACCCGGAATAAATGTAACTCAATTTGAATTAAGTGCAAATCATACAGGCTCAACCACAAATAGCACTACTCTTACTTTTGGTAGAAATAACCCATCTGCTCCTAGTCCGGGCCAACTTATTTCTGTTCCAATAGCAGTTGATGATTCGGGTAATACTGTTGCTGAAAATTTCCTAAACGCTGTGCGCGGTGCTATGCAAAATCCAAATGGAGAATTAAGTACGAAAGGTTTCAGTATTAAACCGAAGGGTGGAACAAACAATGTTCTTGAGATTGAAAATATCGCAGGGGGAGCAGTCGGCTCTCACTTTGTAGATGCTACTTGTGATTTAGTAAATCACGACGCAACCGTTACTTGTGATGCTAGTGCAGATATTAGAGTAGGAATGCAAGTTCGGAGTGCTACCGCAGGATTTCCAACAGGGGCTACCGTTGCTTCTATTAATACAGGAACAGAGGGCGTTGATGTAACTTCATTTGAACTCAGCGCACAATTTAATCCTGATGATGGGGCTGATAGAAGTAATCAAACATTAATATTTGATGGATATGATATGGGACAGAGTATTGCTTCTTCATCTTTACCAAATGGTAGAGCAATTTTTAATTCAACAGAAATTGCCAATTTTGGAAAAATTACACAAATAAGGCACGGTGGAAATGTAATTGATGCAACAGTAACAAATTCAGGAACAGGATATACAAGTGCGCCAGCAATTGATGAATTAACAGGCACTTACAAGTTAAATGCTTCTCATACTCTAAATGCAGTAAATCACATCGCACACATGGGGACAAGAACATATTCAGGAATGAAAGCCGTTGTGTTGGATAGATATAATGTAGAAAATCAATTACCATTTAAAGCAGATAAAGGAACCGCCGTTGATTTAGGATTGTGCTATCAGTTAGAAAAACAACGAACAAATGCCTATTCTCAAAGTAGTTTTATGGTTGCAACAGAAGCAAATTTCAAAGGTGATACTGTAATTAAATTACCGTTTGCTGAGAAGGATATTACCGGAAAGAAATTTTGGAATTATGATAATGAGACAGGTAGTTCGTCAATTGTAGATGGCATCAATTTTGTCATAAAGCCATTATTACACGTTGATGATAGTGCAGTTGGTGTTACTACTGCTCATTCTTATGCTCACAAACCTTCAGGAAATGGTACTGCTACATTAAGATTTGATGTATCAAACGGTGCTTCACAAGGAAATCTTTGGTTGAGATATTGTCCAAATTTGACAGGTTGTTATCTTGTATCAAGTGATGGCTACCGATATGGAACTACAACGTTAAATGATAATTATGCGTATGATTACGAAGGAACATGGGATATTGATACGGCTACGGATGTCAGTAAAGCGGCTTCAGCATCCCCTGAAGGAATTTACCCTAGAACAATCCATTATATTTCAGCACATGAAGTAATAACTACGGGTAGCACGCAATACCATGATTTAATCGTAGATAATTGGGCAGTTGGTACAAATAACGAATCTCTTATCTTTAGAGTAATGCAACCTGCTGAAACTTGTTTTTGGGAAAATACACCAACATCAATTGATATGTACAAGATGACTTCCAAATATACAAAGAAAACAAATTCAAATGAATTGTATGAAGATATTGGACAATGGAATACATATGAAAGTGAAGAGCCTGTTAAGGGGCTAGAAAACAGATATGGTATGAATGAAGGGATTCAATCAATGTATGTATTTGTTGATATGGACCCTAAATCGGGCAGTCTGCATCTTGTCCCAAGAACCCATTCAGCAGTTGTTGGCGCATCAAAGAAATTTGTTCCTTCAAGTTCAGATGAAAGCCCAATTTCTTACAATATGTATCTAACTGATGGCGTTACTAAAACAAGAAAAACATTCACATTTACGGATGTTGATACTTACAGTTGCACTTTAAACATGGGGGATAATAGCATTCTAGGCGGAATGAATAAAATGGCAGGAATTGTCTCCGCAGGTGAAATATTTACAATTACAACCAATGATGAAATTAATTTAGATAGTGTTGAATCTGCTAGTATCGGTACATCTGTAACAATTGCCCCTGAAGCAGAAACTATCATTAAAGATTTAATGAAATCTAATTCTATATCTTATACGGATTCAAGTGTCACCTTCCCATACTTTACAGGAATTAAGGTTACAGGTTCAGATTTGTATAACACTGTAACTTATTTGGCATCATTAAAGGATAAAACTTTGAATGTTCGTCCTTCGGGATTGTCTCTTGAAAGAAATGATGAAAGGGGATTATTTACTGATATTGTTATTAGCAATAAATCAAATGATGTGAAAATTTTAGATTTAAAGAAAAATCAATCAATGTATGATTTCTACAATGAAATTATTGTATATGGTTCATCACATAAGGCCACCCGCAGAGATAGAAGAAGCATTGAAAGAGATGGTAAAAAGACTCTTGAAAAAATAGATGATAGTTTAACATCTCAATCTGAAGTAGACAAAGAGGCTCAGAGACTTTTGATGATTCATGCTAAGGTAAATAACAGAATTACAATCAAGACTATCAATAGGGGCATAGAACTTCTAAAGTCTGGACAAGTTGTTCTTGTAGATTTACCCGATGAAGAAATATACTCTACGAATTTTATGGTATTGGAAATGCAATACGATGCTTTCGGTGTTGTTGTTCTTGAGTTAGGACAATATGATAAAAATTTGAGTGATAGATTGGCTGAACTTTTGATGGCCAATAAACGAGTTGCTTCGGTTCTTCGTGGTGATAGATTTAAGGCTCCAAAGGAAGAAATGGGCTTCCTCAGTTCCATGAAAATCAAGGCAGTCAAGTTGATTGGTAGAAGAACACACAAGCAAGGTTCGCCCTTTACAATAGGGTTTAATTATCCAATTGACATAGAACCAAGCGGCGGCACAGATGATGATAGTGGCACTGCTTCATACCCATTAGGATTCAATGAGAGTTTAGGTTCAGTAGTAACAACAGTAATTGTAGATGAGGATTTAGTATGATAACAGAAGATGCAAAAAAGAAAGTCGCCTTATTTTTGAAGGAATTTTACACACAGGCCAATGTTGGTGTTGGTGGTGGCTCAACGAATCCATCGGCAACCGCACTTGATGTACCGTTATTGTCATCAATGATTGTTACTGAAAATACGGCTTCAGATGAGGCTACAATAGATTTTAAAGCAACTTTGTCAGGTGCTAGTGTGACGGGGCAGACCCTACGAGAGTTTGGGATATTTGGCGAATTACCACAAGATGACCAATTTGATGAGATGAGACTTGAGGGTGTTCAGATTTCAGGAACAGCGGCTACGGATGGAACAGAAGCAACAGTTGAAACAATCATGTTGGGTAGAGTAAATTTTGATGGAGTCAGTTCACTATCAGCATCAGATGAAATTGAATTTGTATATACAGTAGAGGTGGAATAATGGCAACAGAAAACCCGCATAAGATTAGCAAGATGGACACATCATTGACATTGACAGGTGCAAT